TCTGAGCTGTGATATTGTGTCCTGCTTTGCATCAAGCTCAAGCTGACAGAGTTTGTCAAGAATTCTCTGTGTGTTTGCATTCTCAGATGCAATCACATCTCTGATACCATCTGACAGAGCAGCACGGTCTGCACAATTCTCTGTGGCTACTGTGTATTTCAGATCCGCAATGCCTAACCTGTTTTCACAGCAACAATTAGCAAACTGAGCAGAAAGGTCAAAGCTCTGCTGCATGTTTGCCATCTGTCTTGCATTGTTTGCTATCTCTGCCTGTGCAAAGCCGTTGCTGACTGTATCTCTCATATCACAGCAACAGTTGCAAAGCTGTGTAGAAAGAGCCTGCACACCGCTCTGAATGCCATTAAGCTGTCCTGACAATGCTGCATTGTTAAAGCCTGCCTGTACACCTGCATCTGTGTTGTTAGCAAGATAATAAGGGTAGAAGTCAGCAGCACCGTTGCCACCGGCAAAGCCATTGCCAAAGCCATTGCCAAAGCCACCATTAAAGAGGCACAAGAAGAGCAGAATGATCCACCATCCTTCACCGCCAAAGCTGCCAAAGCCGTCACTGTTTCTGTTTCCTACTACTGCTGCAAGATCAGCAGCACTCATCTCACCTGTTGTTAAAGACATAGTATCTGTCTCCTTTCGTTTAGTTTTTATTTCTACTGTTGCAACAATTAGAAAACTTACATATAATAAAAAAGAAGTTTAGGATTCATAAACTTTTCCCCCTGATGCACGGTGATACCTCTTTGCCCTTCACCGTGCATTCTTTTATTTGCCGTTAAGTTGTCTCATGATCTCATTAGCCTGTTGTGCATATCTGTTTATTTGCTCTTGTGTCACTCTGCCTGAGTTAAGCAAGCTCTGCACCATCTCTTGTGGGTTGCCTGTAAAGGTCTTTTTGAACTGCAAGAACTGAGAAAGCAGATTATTTTGAGGCAGAGGGTTGAGCTGTCTATACAGGCTATTCATCATCATCCACCTCACTTGTCACAGGCTTAGTCTTTTTGATGCCTTTTATGCTCTTCTTGATCTCATTTCTGAACTCATCAAACTCAGATTTTAAGACATACTCTTCTGCCGGTCTTTTCACTATGCCTGCCTCTGATGCTGTTGCATTTCTCTCAGTGTAGTCAAAAACTCTCAGAGGTTGTGGCATGCCACTCTGATCACAACTCTTGATATACATGACAGAGCTTTCTGAGTCCATCAGCAGCACTGCCTGCCCTGTGGCAACAGGATAAGCCTTAGCCGCTGCCTCACCCTGCACCCATATAATTCCACTATTATTGCTTTGAGGCACATTAGAGGGCATTTGTGGTGCATTTACAGGCATTTGCTGCATAGGTTGATAGTATTGCGGAAAATAACTGTTGTAAGCCATACTCTATATCTCCTTTGCGTAATAATATAAAACTTTCTCATCACCGCTATCCCATGTGTCAAAGTAGTCACCATCACTTGTAGTCACTACATGATTCTGACAAGCTAAGATATATCTGCCTTTAGGATGATCATCAGCAAACTCTTTGACAGAGATGCAGGCAGGGCATACTGTGGGCACTGTCTTTTGTTCAAAGCCGTATTTTCTCAGATACATGCCCCAAATATAATTTGCAGAGGGCATGTCATTGTGAATAAGACCTACTGAGCACAGACCTACATAAACATCTTCCCATTCTGCACCAAGAGCCTTGCATATAGCTCTAACTGCACAATCACCCACTCTTTGACTTGATGGATTAGGGTTAAAGAACTTGTAAGCCATGATGCACCTCCTGCATCTTATATTGACAAAAAGCAGTGCCGGTTAAAATTAAGATACTATGCATCATTAGTCAAATTTTAGGCAAAGAAAAACAGAGCACCTTGTGATGCTCTGTTTCCAAAAAAAGAGGGTTTTTTATGAACTGCAATAAGTAGTTATCTTTTCAAATGCTTAAATATTTTCTTTTCAAGCCGGTACACTATATTCTTTGTCTGTGTTACAGATAGGTCAAACTCCCATGAAAGAGGCTCAAAGCAAATGCCATCAATTAACCTTCTCTTCATGATCTTTCTGTCTCTTTCAGAGTGTATGAATTCATCAATTATCTTTTGTATCTCTGAGTTAGGTACATCATCAAGATCATACACGAATTCTGACCACCCTTCTGATTCTTGTTTGCCTCTTTCTGCCGTCACGGTGTGTCCGTGTTCTCCGTCTCACCCTGATCCTTGCCATTGTAGATATCACCATCCTGACCTATATAATTTGCTATACCGTTGATGCCCTGCACATCTACCTGCTCTTCTGCATAGTCAAACTGATTCCATGCAACTACCCAAACAAGATTTGAAACAACTAACAAAGTGATAAGAAAGATGATAACAAATATTAAGCATCTGTCTCTTCTTTCTGCCCTATCCATTGCTGCCTCATGTACGATATAAGGCACTGTTATTTGTTCATTGTTTTCCATAGTCCACCTCACATGCATTATATCATTTTTCTGTTGCATCTTGCAATAAATCTTCTATTCTTATTTGTTTGGGGTTTTCATGCAGCCACAATCTCATCATCTCTTCTCCTGTTGTGGCTTTTTTCACCGGCAACCCTTTATCTCTTCTTTTCTTTAGACCCCTATCAAACGCCTTGACATAATTTTCTCTATATTTAGGGTAATCTTCAAATTGCTTTTTCATTTGATGCACACCGGCTAAGGGGCAGCCTATACAGCCAACTCTTCTATAACCTCTTGCATATAAAGGGTTTACCTTTATATTTTTAAAGTGGATATAATTCCACACATCTTGCTCAGTAAATTTATAAATAGGGTTGCAATAAGCACTCTTGTTTTCTTTCATACCCTCAATGAATTTGCAGTCGTATGCATTAGGTTTAGCATCATCACCAAGCTCATGAGATATCTTTTTACTTGACTCAAACTGCTCCCTGACATGATCAGCAGATAAAAACTTAGTATCAGCATAAGTCTTTGCCCTAAGTGAGAAAAAATCTCTACCTTCTCTTTTTGCTGACTCTGATTCTCTTACACCTACTGCAACTATTCTGTTAGGGGTTGTCTGCTCTTTTAAGATGCTACAACAAAATCTCATGAGGCTTGTGGGAAAAGTACCTTTTTCCTCTATCAATTTCCACATTGATGTGGGTTTTCCTTTATACCGTGGCATTTTTATCTCAGTTTTTATGCCCATCTCATTGAGCTTTTTGAACTTGTCTCTTATATAATAGACTGTCTCAGGTGCATCTACTGTTGTATGCGAATTTACAACCTCTATTTGCTCAGGCTTTAAACAGGTAAGGGCAATATCTAACATTACATCACTGTCTTTGCCACCTGAGTAAGCAATTATTAAAGGCTTGTAATAATAGGTCTCACTCATCTCTGCTGCAAGTTTTAGCACCTCTTGTGCCTGCCTGATTTTATCGCTTAACAATATAGGTCTCATTGATCATCACCTCTCATATCTGCACCTCACCCATAACCATTTTCCTTGATGTACTCTGTAAGCTCTTTTCTGTCAATCTCATAAACACCACCGGCAGAAAGCTCTTTATATACCTTGATAGCATCAGGCAAGCCAAAGCCATTCTTTATAAGTTTTTTGATAACCTGCTCTTTAGTCATGATCTTCACCTCAAAATTCTGTGCCGAAAGGCTTTGATGTATCATAAGACAACTTGCTTATCTTTCTTGTGGGAGTATCTACAAGGCAACCATGCCTATTATATGTCCTGCTATACATGTAACAACCATTACCCCTCATATAATAAACCGCATAGCCTTTGTTGTTTTCGTAATCAACTCTGAATCTGCCGGTTATAGGTGCTTTCTGTGTCATGATTAGACTTCCTCCTGCTCTATTGTATAAGTATCTGTGTATCTAACCTCATACTCAAAAATTGGGTAACGATTTACAACGATATACAATCCGCAATCTGATCTATAATATACTCTTCTGCTTGTAGGCTTACCATTTACCAAAAGACTGATCTTTCTGCCCTCATTGCCATACAAGGTATCTAAAAGCTCAACAACTGTTATCTTTTTCATTTCCTTGCCCTCTTTTCTTTTGTTGTGCCTTTATTATATATCTTACTTTTCATTTTGTAAATAGACAAAGCAAGAAAAAAGCCACATTTTTTAATATTGCAGCTTTTTCTTGATGCTAATTAAGATCAGCTTTAGATATCAGGTCTTTTTAAGCCATTTCATGTGGGCATAGCCGTTGCCTAAATACTTGCCCTCTTTGTCAAAGGCTTTTCCATATGCCCAATCACCGAAAGTCTTTGAGCATACAAAAGATGTGCCTTTAGGCATAAGCATGATAATAGGATAGCTCAAACCTGCACCCTTTCTCAGTCTCAGACCGTGTGTAGCAGTTACCTTATACCAAGCCTCTGCCGGTTGCTGTGGCTTAGGAGCAGGTGTAGGCTTAGGCTCATCTTTAGGATCTTCATCTTTGATCACATTCCAATCAGGCTTACCATAGCCTGAGATGTTCTTATTGTCTTTCTTATAAGACTTGTTTTTGACCTCATTGCCCACATTGCCCTCATTAGTGTACACCATTTTCTCTGTCACCTTTATGACAATACCTGCATGCCCCTGCTTAAAGAAGATAACATCACCCACATCAGGTGTGCTCTTAAAAGCCTTGTGGCTCTTAAAATACTTAGCAAACTCAGATGCAGATGCTGCTGATGATCTTGATGGCAGGAAAAGCATCTTCATTGCATTTTCTACACCGTATGCCATGCAAAAGCAGTATATAGCATACACTGCACACCACTGCACAGGGTTTTTCTCATAATTGAAAACATAAATCCCCTGCTTTCTCAGATCATCAAAGAATTTTGCATACTTTGTGTAATTCTTTGAGCCTGCATTACCTGTCTTGCTATCAAGATCCTTATTAGAGGCTTTTTCATGATAACCTTCCTGACTTTCACAAACCTCAAGCAATTTTTTCTTGTCAACCATCTCTCATGCTCCTTTCTATTAGAGATTCAGTTACATACCTTTCATCACCCTCTTCTGTATAAAGCTCATGTGCATAAGCCTGCTTGATAAACTCATACTTGCAAGGGTGAGTGAATTTGTTTCTTATATACTCACCTACAAGACCTTCACCGAATGATTTTTCTGTACATGACAGATAATCATCCGACTCAGGCAGCTTGTCGGTTGTGTATATCTTTACATCATCATGTTTTGTGTATGGTATCTCATAGGTGTTGCCATACAAAGAGCGGAACATTGTGCACTCAGGATTTTTCTCTATCAGCTCAAGAGCCTTGTGCCGGTTGATCAGCATAGGCATGTGCACTGTAAAAGACATTGTGTCTTTACCCTCTGCCTTGAGCCTTACAAATAATGATCTGAGCCTCTTTGAATAAAGAGACTGCCTGTCAATGTTTGCCTCAAGCACCCTGATCCTTCTGCCTAATGTGCCATCAGTGAAATTGATAAAGTTCTCAGTATCAACAGGCTTTAGGATGAAAAAATCATCATTGAATAAGAAGATATCCTCTGTTAAGCTCTCATCTGCAAGTGCCTTTTTCAAAGATCCTAATGCCTTTTGCCACTTAGTAGATCCTGTCTGCTGATGTGGTATATAAAGATCACAAGACAGATTGTCAGGGCAACCGCCTACAAAGACAATGTGCCTATAAGGAAAATTCTCACACACAGACCGCAAAGAGTATCTAAGCTCATCAGGCTTGATATCGTTCTTTAAGATATATACAATGTCCCTTTTCATGATCATTGCCCTTTCTCTATTCCTGCTTAAACCTCAATGCTCTTGCTCTTACTCTTATCGGTGATGTAGTTGTGCCCATAGCATTACCGCTTGTCTGCCTGCCCATAATATGAATATATTTTGCAGCAGATGCCTCAATGAGCTGTGTAAGCACTATATTAGTTGCACCACCATTTGCTGCCTGCAAGGTCTGCTGATATATAATGCCTGTTACATCAGATGCAGCACTTGATGAGTTGTCAATGTACATGCCTACTGACCGCATGCCGGTTGAATTTGAGGGGTACTGTAAAGCAACAGATACAAGCCATGTGCCTTTATCTATCTGAAATATACCACACTCTTTCCATGTACCGCCTGATACCATGTTTGTAACATCAGGAAATGTGTCATTAGAATAAAAGCTATCAGGCTTTGTGTCTGTTGCAGATATAATGTTATTGTTTATTTGTATATTAGATCCTGCTGTCAGAGCATCTTGCTTATTAGCAATAGCAGATGCTACACCTAACTCATTGGGTGTATCTGCATACAATGTCAGATCACCTGCAAGCCTCTCATTGCCCTGCCAATCAAGAGTCCTTGCATTTGATCTTTCTGTTGGTGATTGGCTAATACCGTCACCATTGCCTATTATTTCAGCATAATCATCATTGTTATCTTCAATGTTATATCTACCTGATACATGTTGACATTCACCGGCTGCCACTGTATCTTTTCCTTCACAGTGTGAGTAGTCACCTGATGCCACTGCACCTCTGTTTTCTGCATGTGATGCCTCACCTGATGCCACTGAATAGTACCCTTCTGCTCTTGAGTAGTTACCTGATGCTGTTGAACGATTCCCTGATGCAAAAGACTGCACACCGCTTGCCTCACATTGCACATTAAGTGTGGCACTCTCACTGCCTATTATAGTGTTATCCCTTCTGTGCATAGATAAAGCACCTGACAAAACAGGATCATAAGATTCTGCCTTTCCGCTCACTTCTCTTTTGAGACTATCAATAGCACCCTGCACATCAGTTGCAACCATGCCACTGCTTGTGTTGTCATAAGCTACATCATCAGCATCACCGCTTGTGGCAACTGCTGACAAAGTAGGCTTATTTTTGATATAATCATCTTTTGTGTTGTCTGTCTCAGACCAATCTGACTGTACATTCTTATCACCGGCACTGCCTACAAGATAAAAACACTGATTATACTTATCAAATACAAAATCAATAACCTTACCAAAATCATAAAGATTCTGCATTGTCTGTGTCTTGTTTGCATCAGTATAGACAATGTAATTTTTTCTCTGTGGCGGACTACTCTGATCATAAGCCTTGAAAGCAATGGGCTTGCTTATATCCATTGTAGGTGCATAAGTGTTAAAGATGCCCCTGATGCATGAGCCATCATAGGCAGAACTAAACTTGCCCTTGAGCAAAGTAATGTTGATATAGTCAATATTGAAAATATTGTAATCAACACCACTTATGGTCTCAACACCTACATAATTAAGCAACTGCACACAGGTGATTTTATAATCAAAGGTGCTGATGCTATTGCGTGCCTGTGTATCTGCACAGATATACTCTTCTAATGCATCATCATTATAGATCCTGTCAAACTCATTATTATCCATCTGCATTTTCCTCTAAGTTTTCAGCAGGCTCAGACTTATTTGCCTTTGCATACTGTATAGAGCTGATACCAAGCAATGCACCCAAAAAGGCTATTACAGCACCAAGAGTTGCACCAATAGGCACAGCATAAGGAAAATCCCAAATGTTAGCAAGAGCAAGCCACAAAGCCTCAAGAGCAGGCAATGCAACACCTACAACCCATTTAAGTACATCATACACTTTAGAATTCTTGAAAATCATACTTTGTCTCCTTTCTGCTTTACAATTTACCTTCTGATAATAATTTCTGATAGGTATCTTTAATATATTTGTTTGCCATCTCTGTATAGTTATTTTTAAACTCTTCATGATCCTTGCAGAATTGTTCATAAGTATCACAGTCTAAAAGCTGCTGTCTGAAATACTCATTAGAATGATGCACACCGTTTTTAAGCTCATCTGCAAATCTTAAAATGTGTGTTCTTGCAAGCACTGCCTGATTCTCATCAACCTTTTTTTCAAGGTTGCACACCTGATTGCTCACTTTTCTGACCTCTGACATGATATCCTCATTAGACTTTTTCCTCTTGTCATAACGGTCAACAAACCATGTAACAGACTGCCACACCGCAGAAGATCCTATAACTGCTATTATAATCATCATCACATCTTGATTCATGATTGCTCCTCCTCATGCGTCAAGGTATATTCTACTGTCATGGTCTGAGAAGAGTTCTTAACTACTGATGTCTCTAAGTGAAAGACTGTGGCAGCATAGAGCTTGTTTAATAAGCACCCTCTTTCATGCTTATTCACATTTGCTAAAGATCCACCGCATGTAATAAACTGCACAGGGTTGTCTGTTGCCTGCTTTGCAACAAAAAATCTCTGCATGGCATACTTGTCAAAGATATTAGAGTCATACTTGATATCAATGCCCTTGTATGCACCGCTGTCATTTATATATACCATAGCATCTGAATTCATCAACCTGCCTTTGCCTAAGTCTATCTGAAAGTTGTTTCCTCTTGTGTTTTCTACTGTTGTGTCCTCATAAAAATTGTTTACAAGAGTTGCAGTATGTGTCAGCATGTTGACCTTAGCACAGTATGTGCTGTTATACAAAGGCAAGAAGATGCAGTTATCTATGATCTGCAACTCAATAGGCAAGTAAGAATTAGCAGCATAGAATGTTGCACCGCTCAACAGAGAACTCAGGTCAATTTCTGTATAAGTAGAAGTCTGCTCTTCAATGTCAATGGTAGTAAGTCTAAGCCTATTATCATAAGGATCATATCTATCATCCCACCCTAAATTATCTTTGCCTATTGCAATAAAATACAATTTTTTGTTTGCATCATCATAGGCAAAGTGATAAGGTATATATCTTTCTTCAAAATTACCAAACTGATACCACGGCAGCTCTACATAGAAAGAAGATTCTGCAAAAGGCTCACCAAGCTCATTCCAAAGAAAAACACCTGTGCCGGTAAACTTTGACACATAGACATTGACACCGCCTGCCTGCACTGTGTTGCCTGCTGTGTCAACTCTTGTGCCCCTCTGTATAAATTCAATACTGACCACATGATCAGTATCATTATAAAAGCCTATGGGAATTTTTTTCTGATATGGTATCACACCTAATTCTGAGTTGTAGAATTCATCAGGCACAATAGTATTATTACCTACATAATCAACAGGGCAAAAGTCAGATGCCATTGTGTTGTTATTATCCTGCTCATTCCAATAATCACCTGTATCTGAATGAGTTAATACAACATCTGTTATTCTGCCGTTGCCGTTTGTCTGCAACCAATTCCACACCCATGTAACACCATTAGCAAAGACAAGGCTTTCTTGAGTGTTTGGTGTGCCTCTTTTTGTGTCACTGTTTGTATCAAAGCCATGCTGCCCTGCATGAGCTGTCAATGTTGCATCATCTGCTTTAGGCAAAAACACATCAGAGGCAGAAACAGATCCATCAAACAAGCACACACCGCCTAAGAGCTTTGTATAAAGAGGTGTTATCTTCTTATAGTTCATCTGCCCTGCAATGTTGCCTGCTATGATCTTTGCAAGAGCAGGTGTTACAGTGTTTGTGTGGCTTTCTTCATGCACTATCTTGCCGGTCTTTGCATCTGCTATCCTTAATGTCACTTTACCTTTCAACATCTTCTGCCTCCTGTTAAATTGTCGGGAATTGATAAGGTAATATAGGCGTGTTCTCTTGCCAATACCCAACAGAATATATTTCACCGTCTGTCCTTGTCCACCCATCAGCAACATTAAAGAAAACACCTATATTATTCATTTCACCGCCATTCATTGTGATAGATACTTTCTTTTCAAGCACACCATCAATGTAAAGCGAAATATCACCTGCATTTACAAGCATAAAAATTGTGTGTTCATTTCCGTCTAATGCATTAACTGTTGTACTATTCACTGTTGCTGTGTCAGTACCTAATGCAAAATATCCATTTTTGTCAATAACAACAGCACAATCCTTTTGTGTACCGCCTAATTCTTGACCTATAATGCATGAGCACTCATACCAATTATTTGTATTTCTTGGCGTGAAGTTAGGATCTACCTTACATCTTATACCAAAAAGATAATAACTGCCCGTAACAGGGAAATACATTCTTAGTTCATTTGTAGAGTTTGATATAACTTTTTCACCTGTTACACTTGCAAATGTGCCTTGTATGCTCATGTTTGTTGTGCCATCTGTGGCAACCCATCCGCTTGAGCCTATGCCTTGCTCATCAAAAAATGTCTTAGGGGTAAAAGTTATACTTGGTGTAGTACCGCCACCACCATTAGCACCAATGCATCTTATATATGCCATATCACCACACCCTCACTTTCACTGCTATTGCTGCCTGCTGTGCCTCAAAGGTCAATGTGACAGATCCTGTTGAGACAGTCACGGCAGTAGGATTGACACCGTAAACATCAGTATATATGTCAAGTGTGCTGCTTGTAGTGATAGATGCATCAGAAAGCACAAGAGATGTGCTGCCTGCTGCTAATGTGCCTGTCACATCAGTGTAAGATGCACCACCAAGAGCAGCAACATTGCCTGCCGGTGCTTTGACTGTTGCACCATTCTGCACCATTGGTATGTATTCTGTGCCGTCAAGGGTTGCAGCATTAGAAAGCTGACTTATTTTCTTTTTACCCATGTCTTTTCTCCTTACCTTTACTCTGTTGTCAAATCATCATCATCTTCTGTTGTCAGATCATCACCATCTTCTGTGATAAGATCATCAATTTCAACAGGTGCTAAGCCTCTTATAATTACATCTTCTGTCAATTCTGAGAACAAATCAAGAGTACCAAACAGATAAAATGGTATTTCATCTCTTGCCTCTATTCTGCCTATCCACTCAGAGTCACCCTTTAATGACTGTGCCCACACAACTATGTGTGCATCACCTGTGTCAATGATCATATCACCCTCAAGACCTACAACTGCAACTCTCCAAATGTGGCTCATAGCACTTGCAAGCTGTGGTGTGTGATAATTAAAGTTGACAGTGTGCACCTGCTCTGTCTCAGATGCAGTCTGAGATGAGAAGTGTAAAACATTGTTTAAAAGATAAAGACCGCTTGTGCCTGTCTTTACCTGCCACTCTTCAACAGGTTGATATGCAACCTCTTGACCGTCAAGATAGTATTTAACTGCTATGCCTGCCTGCTTGAGTGCCTCAACAGAGCTAAGATCAGTTTTTAATTTAAGCTCTACCCATGTTTCAACATCTACATCTTCACCTAAGCCAAATCTGAGATGCCCTATCTCTGTTTCCTGATTCTTGTGGATGTTTATCTGACCGGCATTGACATAGTAAGCAAATTTTAGTTTTTCATCTTTCTTTTGTGACCTCTTAGAGCCTGTCACACTCTTATCTGTTGCACTTCTGCTGTCAGACAAGGCAGGATTATCACCATAACCCTCAAAAGTGAAAGAGTCTATTTTGTAATCAAGCGACATGATACAGCATGTTTCACCTTGTGCCATACCGCCTGTGAAAATGATCTTATCACCTAAGTCAAAGATAGGATCTCTTGCAGAGGTTACATGAAAGGGTGTGAATTGTATTTTAGCAATCTCTTTAAGCATCTTTTTTCTTGCTCTGTCTTTAAAGACCTTAGACCGCTTTACAATGCCCTTTCTGACATTCTCTAACTCTTCCTCATCATCTGCTATCTGTTTTTCAAGAGCCTTTATCTCTGCCTCTTTTGATTCTTTCTCTTGTATCAGTCTTGCAAGCTCTGCTAACAACTCAGGGTTGTCAGGATCTTCTCTTAACTGCTCTTCTACATCATCTATATCATCATCAAGTGCATCTATCTCATCTTCAATTCCGTCTATCTGCTCATTAGCAGCAATTATCTCTGCCTCAAGGATAGCAATAGCCTCTTGAGCAGATATATCAGAGACAGTCTGTAAGAAAGGGTTTTCACCCAAATTCATGCACAACCCATCATCAGGCACAAGAGAATAATACTGTGTTTCCTCTTCATCATAGTCATACATTGAAATAGAAGTCCACTTAGTCACATAGTCTGAGTAGATAGCATCAATGTCTCTGTGCTCTTCGTCAAATTCAGTTGTGCCTAAGCCGAATTTTCTAAGCTCTAAGCTGCCGGCTCTGTTGATTGTAGCAAAGCACACTACCGTCTGAGTTATCCAATAGAGCACATCTCTGAAAGTCTCAATGTCATTCCTATCATCAAGATATAGATCCTCTGTGCCATTGGGCAGGCTTTCAATATATGCCTGTGTTACACCTAATGTCACACCGCATTCATTACAGATCAATGACAAGATATCAAAAGGCTTGCCATACAGTGAATATAGACTAAAAGGCTTGTCAAACTTTTTCATGTTGTCATAAGCCTCTATTGTGATGCCATCTCTGCTGATGTTAGCAGATTCTACTGTATAAATGCCAACAGGTATATCTTCCCACGCCTGATTATCATCCACATATAGACCTATTGTAGGTGCAATCACTTTACCTATATAGTTCTTTCTTGATATCTTTGACAAGAAAGAGGGTGCAAAAGTCATGTTAAGCTGCCCGATATACACACCGCCTATTATCATGTTAGACTCTTCTGCACACCTGTTGCTTACCTCAAAAGAGCCTCTAATAACATCTTTACCGGCAAAAGATACAGAGCCTATTGTACCAAGCAACCGCCTTTTAGTTGCCTTATAGTCCATTGTATATAGATACTCAGGTGACTCATTTTGATACATTTTCTTGCTCCTTTATGTATATTCCTCTAATGTAAATGATACATTATATACACCATTTGTTGCACTTAATCTTGATGTTTTCTCTTTTAATGCACACCTCATTGAGTTAGGCATGACTCTCATTGTGCTTTCTCTGTATGTATTAGCCTTGATATCATAGAATTTCACCGTGAAATTATTAAGATCCTCTAAGCCTGTAAGCAGGGTTGCAACAGATTGCAGACAGGTTGTAGCTACTGCTATTGACCGCCTGCCTGTATTGATGATCACATCTTCTTGTGTGCCACCCTCTGTCTCATGCACAGTCCTTGCATCTTTGTAAGAGATATCCCACTGCTTAAAAGGTTGATACTGTACACCATTTATAATTATCGGATAGTCTGTTGCAAGTGACATTATCTACCTCCTGATATTACATTATTGTGTGCCTTAGCTGTTACTATCTGTTGATCTATCTTCTTTTGACCTATAAACACATTGATAGGAAAAACAAGATTATCAAGAGCAGCATTAACAACTGCACCTATATCACCCATGAGCTTTTCATGTGAGTAGATCATCTCAGATCCTGCCTCACCACCGCCCATATACTTGCCATTTGCAGCACCAAAGATTGTCGCTGAGTCAAGCATGTAAGGTGTATCCATAGCCTTTTTATACCACTGTATCTGCACAGAGGGGAATGTACCTTGACCGGCAAATCCCCATGGTGCTTGACCGCCTGATATCTTAAAATGAGGCAGTTTGATTTGAGGCAATGACCAATCAAAGTCAAACATGTTAATAAGATCATCAACACAGTCACCTACAAACGATACAATATTATCAAATGTGCCTTTGATTGCATCCCATACATCACTGCCCCATCCCTTGACAGTATCAAGTGCATTGTTAAAACCTGATGATACATTTGTGCCTAAATCAGTGAAAAATGTAGTGATGCCTGATGTTATATCAGTCCAAAGACCGCTGATGTATAGTAATACATTACCGCCAAAATCAACTAATGCATCATCAAGATTCAAAAAGCCATCTGATATCTCATCAAAGCTCATGCCCATCAGACCACCGATAGCACCAAGAATTGAGAACCCAATAGCACCCAAAATGTCTAAGACTGCCTCACCCAAATCAGGCAAGACCTCTTGCACCGTTAAGATCAGATTGCCTATTACCATAGGTATCATGCTTGTAAGCTCAGGTGTTGCTTGTGCAAGTCCTGAAATGATGCCTACTATTATCTGAATTCCTGCCTTAGTCAAGGGCACTGCAACAGCAGGATCACTGAATGTGCTGACAAGAGTTGTGATTACAGAAACAATAGCAGGCACTATTGTATCAATATTACCGGCTATACCTTCTGCAATTTGTACCAAGATAGTTGCACCTGTATCTGCCACCAACCCTATATTATCAACAAAGCCTTGACCAAGAGCAGACAGCAACTGCATGCCTGCATTCACAAAATCAGGTGCATGCTCAAGCAACATCCTTGCACCGTCTGCAATGATGTTACCAAGTTCACCCATAGCACCTGCTAAGCCACCCTCTTTAAAAGCCTCTGTAAGGCTACTAATAGAGCTTGCACCAAACTGCACAAATTCTCTTAACTCAGGTGACAGACTGTCTGAAATAGCTATCTGTGCCCCTTCTAAGGCACTTTTAAAAAGGGTGATATCACCTGCAAGGTTGTCAAGCTGTGTCGTTGACATTTTTTCAGCAGCACCCTGTGATTGATCTATTGCATTTGTGACCTCTGCCCACCTGTCATGTGTTGTAGATAACAGGGCATTTACTGCCGTCAAGTCTGTCTTATTAAAGACCTTGCTAAGCACATCTGCCTGCTCACCTGTGCTCATGTCAGACATTGCAGCATTAAGATCAGCAAACACATCCTCCAAAGGTCTCATGTTGCCATCAGCATCAAGTGCTGACACGCCTAACTCTTCAAGAGCAGCAGCAGCAGTATCAGTAGGTGCTGTGAGTGACAAGAGGATATTTCTCAAATGAGTGCCACCCTCTGCACCCTTGATGCCATTATCTGCCATGATGCCTAAGACAGTAGAAAGCTCAGTAGTACCGCCTACAAGGTACTTAGCTGTGCCACCTATTGCTAACATTGCCTCACCTAACTGTGATACAGAGGTGTTGGTGTTAGAAGATGCAGCAGCCATCTTGTCAACCATCTGTGCTGTCTCATCTATTGATAAGCCTAATGCAGAAGATGCATCTGTGACCATATCAGAGGCAGTTGCAAGATCCATACCGCCTGCTGCTGCCAAATCAAGCACAGTCGGCAGCATGCTCATTGATGTATCTGCATCATAGCCTGCAAGTGCCATGTAATTAAGTGCCTCTGCTGCCTGTGTAGCAGAGAAAGCAGTAGTGCTGCCCATCTGCTGTGCAAAGTCTCTGAGATTGCCTATCTCATCAGTAGTGACACCCATTGTTGCAGCTACCTGAGACATAGCAGAGTCAAAGTCCATGCCTGCCTGTACTGACTTACCGGCAAAGGCAACCACTGCACCTGTTGCTGCCGTGACTGCCGTTGCAGCTACACCTGCTGCCTTTTTCAGACCTGTACCAAACTTTGCACCTTTGCTTTCTTCTTGCTCTAAGCCTGCCTCATACTCTGATGCATCAAGACCTAACTTTGCAAATAACTCAAATACATTCATTTTTATCCACCATTAGCAATAGCATTAGCTTTTGCTATCAAATCATTCTTTATTTGTTCCGCTTTTGCCTTATTATCAACCGGCTCTTCTTGTGCTGCTTTCATGATATCTCTATATTTCATACCAAACAATGCACAATCAGGATCATCTTCTTGCCTTGCAATAAGATGCTGTAAGAAAAAGAGCGAATCAGAGACATAGCATCTGTATGCCTCTGACCGCTCATGCTCTTCAAGTTTAGCTAAGCAATATTTTAAGAAAAGGTCTGCTCTTCTTGTGCCTCTGTACTCTCCATAGCAGATGCAGAAGAGGCTTTGTCCGTGTTCTGATCTGCCGATGTAAAAAGGTCTGTGCTTAGCTTACTGTACATAGCTATCGCTGTAACGATTTTAAGAGGCATTGTGAAAGGGTTGACAATGTATTCATCAACAGGCTTGCCATCTAATGCAGCAGCTATCTTTATGATCTTCTCTTTATGATTAGCACATGCATACTTAATAGCATCAAGCACATTGACTACATAGAGCTTAGAGAACTCAGGATCTTTGAGCAACTCAAAGAAAGGATCTGCAATCTCTACCAATAAATCAAGTGATTTATTGTTTGCCTCTGTCAGATCAACTTTAGGCTTGTTACCTGTCGTGTTTACTTCTGCCATAACTTTTCCCCTTTCTCAATTAGCCTTCACCCTGCTCAACCTCTGCTGCTGTTACAGATATAGCACATGTTGCAAGATATGTCTTGTCATTGCTGTCAATGAAAGATGCAATGATGATTGTCTCACCTTCTGCCTGACCTGTTACAACACCGCCTACAACAGTTGCAACAGAGGTATCAAGGCTCTGCCATGTTACAGTTGCGTTATCCGGCACTGTTGTTGCCGTGATTGTCACATCATTGCCCTCTACAACCGTTGCACTTGCCTTATCAAGCACAATAGAGTTGCTCTCAGAGTCACCCTCAATAACATAGAAGTTCATAGGAACTGTGTCAACTGCATCAAGTGAGTAATGACCTGTAAGAGTCAGAGCAGTTGTGCCCTTACCCTTCTTTGTGGTCTTGAGTGAGAACCCATCTGTGCTAAGTGCATTAAGGATCTGACAAGCCACAAGACCGCCATCCGCTCTGTCACCAACCCACCAAAGATCAGCAAAGTCTGTGAGCTTTACATAGTTGCGTGGTGTGACTCTGTTTGTGTCAGTCTCATCAATATCAGCAGCACCAAGCTCAAGCCTGAGTGATTCTGCTGATGTATCAAGAGCTGTCGTTGCAATAGAGCACTCCCAAGAGTCAAGCTGCTTGCCCTCTTTAGTGTTGTTAGGCACATTGTCAACATCCTCAAAGTAGTCTGTATAAGTAGGCTTAGCATTGATTGTAATGCCACCTGTTGTAACACAGACAATGTTAGCACGATCTAAAACAGGGTTAGAAGGATCAAATGCCTTTAAAATGACACCTGCCTCTACCTGTATTTCTTTAAAAGCATTCAGCTTTACCTGTGTAAACCTTTTGCCCATGATTTTATCTCCTTTATCAGTATTCTGTTAAGAACTCTATACCTAAGTTAAGTACATATCTCTTGACTGTTGTATCAGTCTCTGCCATTCTCTGTGCAAATGGTGTGCCTTTTGTCACATGCATAAAGCCGTTATCTTTCAGAGGCACAGGCAACATTGTCTCAATGTACTGTGATATCTCATTGACTTTTGCATCTGCATCTGCCCATGAGTCAGACCTGTACCAAATAGAGGCAGTGGGAAAAACAACACTATCAAGATCATCAATGATAACCTGATAAGTTATATAAGGCATTTTTGCATCTTCGGGCACTGAATTCTCATCATATGCCGGTAAAAAAGAATTGTAAAAGTTATATAACGCCTGTTGCTTATCCATAATATTACCCATTAGGCAACTCCCACTCTTCTGCCTCAACCTGTCGCATGTTAAGACTTGCAGAGGCAGGTGTGTAGTTATCATCACCATCACTTGTCACTCTGAAAATCTTATTATCTGACTTTCTCTTAACAACATCATGATACTGCAAATTGACATTCTTTCTTGTTGTCAGAATGTATCTGCTTGTTGCACCCTGCTGCTCACCTATCCTTGCCTGTGTTGAACTGTCAAAAGAATAAGCTATGTTGATCTCTACACCATCTACATACTGAGTGATAAGACCACCCCTGCCATCTGATACAGACCGCTTATCCATAATAATAGATGCTGTCATTGCATTATCTACTAAGCTCATCACACATTCCTCAACCGTCTGAAAGGTGCAAGGCGTGAACCAAAGACCGCCTGCCATGTGCCACTGTTAGCACCGCTCTGTGATGCATAACCTTTGCTGTAAGAGTAATTCCCGAAAGACTCAGAGTTATAAGGTGAGTTAGCAGGTGAGTCAACACCATCATAGAGCTTTTCCCACTCTTCTATCTCAGATGCAAGGTCAATGACCGTGACAGGCACAGCCATTGACCAAATAGCACCTGTGAACTCTTCATCATTCAGCTTTGTTGCCGGATATTTGTACACACCATCATTAAGATCACTACCAAGAATGCGAAAATACTGCCCCTCTTTGAGCTTGAGACTCTCAGGCAGTGTTATCACACCTTCTGCAATAACAAAGCTGCCCTGTGCCTCATTGCGTGGGAAATAGTTGTTGAGATATTCACATACCTTAGTAAGAGTCTTTTCCATGTATCACCTCATCAAGATTCTACATCACCGATTGTACCAACAACAACACCATCCAACTTCTCTGCAAAGAGGTCAATGCCGGCAATAGCAACTGTCTCAAACTGCATGCGTGTGTAGTTTGCATCTTCATGGATGCCTACTAAGCCTGTCTCAGGATCAGTTGTGAAGTCAAACGCCTCACCAAGACCGTTGCTCTCATTTGCATCAATGTAGTAGAGAACAATGTTCTCTGCTGCTGTTGCATAGAAAGTACCCTGCTCAATAGCACCTGTCAGAATAGCTGTACCAAGACCTAAGAAGTTCTCTACATAGGTAAAGCCAAAAGCTGTCTGTGTAGTAATCTGAGCCTTAGCAAGGTAGTCAGCTACATCAAGAGGGTTAAGCAGGAAAACTGTCTGAACATCATCATCCTCAAAAAGCACCTGCAACTGTCCCCATGCATCTGCAAGAGCAGCCTGCAAGTTATCACCGCTTGCACTGCCTGTGCCGGTTGCAAGGAATGTAACGAAGTCAGACCTAATGCCCTTCTGAATGTCTCTGATGAGCTTAGCATCTGTATCATTTACAGCCTGATCATAACCGCCCTTCATGATAGCCTCTGCTGATGTAGCCTTACGCCACTTCTTGAGTGTTGCCTCACCAATAGGAGTCCATGTAGTTGCATACTGAGAAAGAGGGATAATATCACCCTCTGCAACTGAGCCACTCTGCAATGTGCCTGTGACCTTGAGCACCTTGAGCACTGTGCCTGCTGTTACAGGGATCTTTCTTGTGATACCAAGCATCTTAACAAGATTGTCAATGTTTTCTGCAAAGAGCTGTGCGAAGTCAAGTTCTCTAACCTTTGCAATGTTTGCTTTCTTAATAAGCCTATCTTCTGCTGCCATTTTCTTTTTCCTTTCTGCTATTAGTCAGCACTCTGATCTGATAAGCCAAACAATGCAGGATTCTCAAGCATAGCCTTCTGCCTTGCAGCAGGATCTGTTATTGCTCTTATTTCTGCCTTAGTCATTGTCTGCTTACCACCGTTGTTAGCAGGCGGTGTTGCAGTCTTTGCACCTGTTGTGCTTTCTGTCTGTATAAAGTCAGACCATTCAGCTTTGATGCTTTCTGCAAGTTTATCACTGTTTGCTAACTTACCTTCATTATCGAATTCAATGCCTGCAAGGTCTGTGACTTTGAGAACTGCATCAATTCTCTTTTCGGCAACACCACAATCCTTTAACAGTTTGCGATATTCTGCCTCTTTTTTGGCAGCGGTTGCCTTGCTGTCAATATCAGCCTTGTAAGCCTCAAACTCTTCTTTAAGAGCATCATACTTGACCTTGTATGGATCTTTTTCGGCTTTTTCCTCATCAGCCTTGTAAGCATCTACCTGCTTTTGCAGTTCGGTTGCTTTCTCAGCCATCTCTTTGAGATTGTCTCTTTCTTCTTTGATCTCTGTTAAGACCTCATTGTGTCTCTCAATAATCTGATCAGCTACACCTTCCTCAATGTTAAGTGCTGCTAAGAATTTTCTGCTTAATGATGCCATAATGTTAATGTCTCCTTTACTTCGGTGAAAATTGCCTTATTCATTAGACTTATACTTTTATATATAACAAAAAGCAGGAAAAGTTGTCAATACTTCACCTGCTTTTTGTCAATTTTACTGCTCTAAGATGTTTTCAAGTATTCTCTTATACTCTGCCTGATGAGCTGTTGCACCAAACTGTATAAAATGCCTGCCCTTGATGCCTCTGCTTGTGCCAAATTCCTGATCTATTGCATAGCAGTGCCCCTGCTCATTCTTAACGCTTGTGCCTATGTACACACATGCCTCATCAGGCACAACCTCATGTGAAATACTGTTTTTGAGCCTGCCGGTATCAACAGGAGCAACAGATGCAGCAGTGCTTGCAGCATCTATGCCTATTGCCTCAAGATAATTGATCAGCTTTTTCTCAAGCTCTTCTGTCACCTCATCTATGTGGCTTTCTATTCTGACCGCCTTGATTGCCATGAGTATCACCACCTTTATACAATGTCAACATCTATATATACATTATGATTATATGCATATATTTTTATTATCTTAAACCTTTGATTTCTTGCTAACAATGTCTCTTTCTGTGGATCTTCTGCCTCTATCTGTCTGAGATAATCTGTTGCACTGCTTACATCAGCACCTTTTGTCTTTGCAGAAGGTGTAATTTTTAATATTACAGGGTTTTCTGAGCCGGTAAAGTCTCCCCAATTTTCTGCAATCTTAGAATCTCTTGTAGTGCTGACAAAGCCTTTATCTATATAAGTTTTGCCTAAAGTGTTATTTATAACATCATTGATTTTCTTTGCTTTGTTTTGTGCATAATCACCTTTTTGACTGCTATACTCATTGTACAATATCTCACTTTTAAGATCATAAAGGTTAACATCTCTACCAAAGATTGCAGATGCATCAACATTCCTAAACAATACTTTATCAGGTACAATTTTATCCAAAGCAGCATCAAGGTCTTTGATTATCTTTTTATCATCACTGCTCAAGTCTCTTTCACTTAGACCATGCCTGCCTCTCAGCATGTCATTTAAGTACATGCCATCACCACTTACATAATAATCTATTGCAGCTTTTTGATCAGATGTAAAATCTTTTGGCTCTGTCTTAGGCACAGACTCATTGACAGGCTTAGGCTCTTTTGTTATCTCAGGCTTAGGCTCTGCTTTTTCATCTTTGACCTGTTTTGGCACTTCTGCCTGTCTTGTCTCTGCTCTTTTCTTTGCTCTTTCAATAGCCTTAGCCTTGTTAGCCTGATAAGCAAGCTCTTTTGACTGTATGTCTCTTTTGACTGTTTCCCAATCCTCTTCATAGTTCTCAGACATAAATTGAGCATACAGGTCTGCATCTTTGCTATGATCTATGCCCTCTATAAAGCTGTTAAGCCTGCATCTGCAATTATAAACCTCTTTAGGCTCACCATTAGGATCAGAAGGGTACTGCATGAGGTGGTAAGGATCTAAGATGCCCTCACCAAAATAGCCATCTTCATTAGGCTTTGTACCATCAAGCAGTATGTGTGTATCTCTTGTCCTGCTGTCATGAGTACATGACCACACCTCTGTCATTGGGATGCCTGCATCTCTTACTCTGTCAGTTGCATCTTTTCTGCCTTTGTTCTCTATGCTATTAACAGCAGTTCTTGCAGTTCTTCTTGCAGCAGTCTCATCCATGTTGACAACCGGCAGAAGTCTCTTAGATATCTTGTCAATGCCATCACCCTGCACTATGCCCTGCTCTATTGCCTGCTGTATGTGCTGCCTATTCCATGCAAGGTCTTTTTTATCATCAGGCATAGGCTTCCATGGTATTAAGTCAGGATCTTCTGTTGCAAGCACCCTGACTGCATCTTTATTGACAAT